GGTGTGAAGATGTCAAAAACTGTCAAGAAAGTCGGATCACTCAATCTCAAGACAATGATAGAGAGTGACAAATTACTCTTTTCAGACTATGATATACTAAGTGAGTTGACAACTTTTATACAAAAGAACAACTCATTTGAGGCAGAGGAGGGTTGTAATGATGACCTTGCCATGTGTTTAGTCATATACGCATGGTTGGTTCAACAAGATTACTTTAAAGAACTCACTGATCAAGATGTAAGAAAGAGATTATATGATGAGCAAAAAAATCAAATCGAGCAAGACATGTCTCCTTTTGGTTTTATTTCAGATGGCCTAGAAGATGATTCCTTTGTTGATGCAGACGGTGATCGTTGGAAGGTTGATGAATATGGTGATCGTTCTTTTATGTGGGAGTACATGTAATGATTTCATTTTTACTTTTGAGTTCTAGTTTTTTAAATTTTGCATTTTACGTTTATGCAATTGGATTTGTAGTTGCATTAGTTTTGGAACAGTTTGTCAGGAAGTCTGATAACGAGAGAAACATTTATATCGTAGAGACTAATAGAAAATATCTTTGGAGGCAAGCATGGGTTATAAATATACTCTGGTTTCTAACAAACATAGGTTTATTCATCGCTTCAAGAAATATACAACCTACAGGTTATGATTCATTTTGGGATGGTGCATTATAAGCTGTTCCCTAAAGTGTGCAAACAATAAATAATTTCTAGATAAAAACTGAGAACTCGGAGAAAAACATGGCGACTCCTCAATTATCTCCCGGCATACTGGTCAGAGAGGTTGATTTAACAGTAGGAAGAGCAGATAATGTATTAGACAATATCGGCGCGATAGCAGGCCCATTTCGTCTTGGCCCAATTGACACACCTATTCAAGTTTCTAATGAAGAAGAACTTATAAAGAATTTTGGAAAACCACTTTCAACAGATAGGCAATATGAATACTGGATGAGTGCAGCATCATTCCTATCATATGGTGGTGTGCTAAAAGTTGTAAGAGCAGACTCTGCAAACTTAGGAAACGCAAACGCTGGTGTGGGTATAGCATCCACAACAGTTAAAGCTGGAACAGGTGGTTTAAAGATAGAAAGTTTTGATGACTATCAAGAAAATCATGAGAGTGATACAAGTTTCTATTATGCTGCTAAACATCCGGGATCGTGGGGTAATGGACTTAAAGTATGTCAGATAGATGATGTAGCAGATCAAATAATAGGAATAAACACAACAAGTCTTGAAGATTATGGATGCACCATTGGTACTGGTGTAACAGCAGCGGTAACTAATTTAGTTTTGGCTGGAGTTGGAACAACGACAGTATTTACGGGACATTTAAAAGGAATTGTCACGGGTGTGAGAACAGATGCGACAAATGGTGATTCAAAATTTGATGTAAAAATCACATCAAGAGTATCAAGTGCAGGAACAGAATTTCCAATTTCTTACGCAACAAATTCACTTTCTAATTCATTTAAAACAGTAGCGGAAGGTTTAAATCAACCCGTTGGTGCTGCAGCAACTACAATATTCTTTGTTAATAGTTCTGGTATTAACACGGGTGCACCAAACGCAGCGAACACAGCTGCATCTGCAGAGATTGTAACAGCAGTTGATTGGTATGATCAACAAACACTGGGACTTCAGAATTCAACAATATTCTGGAAATCTCTCGCACCAAGACCAACTACTAACAAATATGCCTCTGATAGAGGTGGAAAAAATGATGGTATTCATGTTGTTGTCGTTGATGATGCCGGAGTAATCACAGGTATTCAAGGTAACGTGATTGAAAGATTCACTGGGTTATCCAAAGCAGTTGACGCTATTTCAAATGTTAACTCACCAGAAAAAATTTATTACAAACAACGAATAGCTGAGAGAGCAGAAAACATTTACGCTGGATTTAATCCATCACAATCTCAAGACGCTTTCCATAAAACAACCGATGGTGCATTCCAAGAACCCAGAGCGACTGGTTTTGGAACTGGATTCGTAGCAAATACAACTGCTCAAGGTCTATGGAGTCAAAATGCACAAGGAACAACATTTGCAGGAATAGGAAATGTTTCTTATACACTAGGTGGTGGTACTGATTACACTAGCGTTGCCGATGCAGTTCCTGCTGCTGGTGAAAATGGTGGAATGAAAGCAGAATTAGGTGATCTTAAAACTGCGTATGATACTTTATCAAACAAAGATGAGCAAGCAGTTGATTTCTTAATTATGGGGCCAGGATGCTCAAATAGATTTGAATCACAATCAAAAGCAAATCACTTAATATCAATAGTTGAGGCAAGAAAAGACTGTATGGCAACAATTGGGCCACACAGGGGAGACATTGTTAATATATCAAACTCATTAACTCAAACAAATAATTTGATTGAGTACTTTAGTCCACTTACATCATCATCATTTGCAACGTTTGATAGTGGATACAAATATATGTTTGATAGATTTAATAATGAATTTAGATTCGTGCCCACAAACGGTGACACTGCAGGATTAATGGTTCGCACGGCGATCACATCATTCCCATGGTTCTCACCCGCTGGTGAGCAGAGAGGTGTGATTAATAATGCAATTAAACTTGCATACAATCCAACTAAAGATCAGAGAGATCTATTATATCCACAAAGGATAAACTCATTTATTACAAAAGCAGGAGTAGGAACACTCTTGTTTGGTGATAAGACAGCATTATCATTTGCATCAGCATTTGATAGAATTAACGTTCGTCGTTTGTTCCTTACAGTTGAACAAGCTCTTGAGAGTGCTGCTGAAGCACAACTCTTTGAGTTAAATGATGAACTAACAAGGGCAAACTTCAGAAACATTGTTGAACCATTCTTGAGAGATGTTGAAGCAAAACGAGGTCTATCAGGATTCTTAGTAATTTGCGATACATCCAATAACACTCCTGATGTTATTGACAACAATGAATTTAGAGCTGATATCTTCTTAAAACCATCCAGATCAATCAACTACATTACGTTGACATTCGTTGCTACACGAACTGGTGTAAGTTTTGAAGAAGTAGCAGGTCGAGTTTAATTAGATAAATAACTAAAGGAGATTAAGAACCATGGCAACAACAAGAGAAAACAAAACAATTTCTCAATTTAAATCTCAACTTATCGGTGGTGGAGCAAGACCTAATCTGTTTGAGGTGGAACTTACCACCTTACCAGCAGGTATTGAATGGCCAGCGGATAATTTTAGATATATGTGTAAGGCAGCACAATTACCTGCCTCAGTCATTGCTAATATAGACATACCATTCAGAGGTCGTATTTTTAAAGTTGCTGGAGACAGAACTATTGAACCTTGGAGTATAACCATTATTAATGATGAGGACTTTAGAATTAGGAAAGCAATGGAAGAGTGGGTTGATTTTATTGCTAAATTAGAAAATAATTTAGGTGCAACCGATCCGAACGCTTACATGGTAAATGCAAAAGTTTTCCAACTTGGTAGAGGATCTGCTCCTAGTTCACAAACAAACGCTGGTGAACGCAACGCAGTGTTAAGAGAATATGAGTTTATCGACATATTTCCTACAAATGTTTCGTCAATTGACCTATCTTACGATTCTTCTGATACAATAGAAGAGTTCGTAGTTGACTTCCAAGTCCAATCATTCAGATTTGTTGATGCAGGTGGCCCTAACGGTTAACTAAATAGATAAAATAGTATAAATCATGTCTAAGTTATTTGGGTTCTCGATAGAGGACACAGAACCACTTTCTCCAAATGTAGTCTCACCTATTCCTCCAAATAGAGAGGATGAGTCTGACTACTATATGAGTAGTGGTTTTTTTGGTTCTTATGTTGACATTGAAGGTGTATTTAAAACTGAATTTGATCTTATAAAAAGATATCGTGAAATGTGTTTACATCCAGAGGTGGATAGTGCGATTGAAGATATTGTAAATGAGGCAGTTGTTTCTGATTCAAATGATACTCCGGTTGAGATAGATTTAGATAATCTAAATGCGAGTGATGGTATAAAAAAGAAAGTTAGACAGGAGTTTAAATATATACTTGACCTATTAGATTTTGATAAAAAAGCACATGAAATATACCGTAACTGGTATGTTGATGGAAGACTATATTATCATAAAGTGATCGATATCAAAAAACCAGAAGAAGGAATACAAGAACTCAGATACATTGACGCAAGTAAAATGCGTTATGTAAGACAAGAAATGAAGAGTAAGGAAGATAAGTTTAAAGTGAATAATCTTTTATCAAAAGATCCAACTGATTATCCTTTCCCAAAGATTGAAGAATATTTTATTTACAATCCAAAGGCTGCGTATCCAACAGGAAATATACAGGCAAGAGGTAATTCACAAGGAATCAAAATGGCAAGAGATTCCATAACATATTGCACATCTGGATTAGTTGATCGAAATAAAGGCACTACGTTATCATATCTACACAAAGCCATTAAATCACTCAACCAATTACGCATGATTGAGGATAGTTTGGTGATATATAGATTATCCCGCGCACCAGAGCGTAGGATTTTCTACATTGATGTAGGAAACTTGCCGAAGATAAAAGCAGAGCAATATCTCAGAGATG